TTCATTTCGATGATGTGTAACTCCAATTAATGCATTGGCATTAATTTTCTCTGTTGTAAAGAGTCCTAGTCCATTAATAGAAGAGTCTTTAATTGTAAGGTAATCGGGTAGTGGTCTATAACTCATTTCCGTTTGTATTAGTCTTATTATTTTGTATAGTGTGTTTTATGATTTGTTTTATTTCTTTTTTAGAAGGCATTGGTTTAGGCTCTCTGATCTTGAATGCTGAGCTGACTTCTTGTTCTATCATGTCTTGAAGTATACCCCATGAATCGTTTTCTATTGATATGGGCATTATTTTCTATAGATTTTCATGTCTACTTCTCAGGTCACAGGTTAACCAGACCATCCAATCGCCGTTATTCTTGTACATTCTGGTTGGGTATTCTCGGTGTGATAGGCGATTTTTTTTCATGTATTCTTTGTCAGGCTTATTGCCTTGATGGTCTAGAACTTGTGTACCGTAGCTATTGAGCATTTTACTTTCTCCTACACCAGTATCGTAGTAGTTCCAGCATTCGACTTCACTAGTAAATTCTTTATCTATTGTATAATTGACAGGGTTCCATTCCAAAATTACTGCAATCCACTCTTTATCACTACTAGTTGAGTTAGTTTTTGTTTCGGTAGATGTTTCGGTAGGCGTGGTTGTGGGTGAGTCTTCAGCTGTTGCATCCTTTGCACATCCGTTAAGACATAGTGCTAATGCCACTATGATAATTAACAACCATTTCATACTTCTTCTCTATTAATTGTATCGGGATACGGCCAAGAATGCTTTGCAACTTCAATCTTAGACTCGGATTCTTTCTTTTCCCTATGATCCATCAAATCAAGAATGTCTTGTCCCAACTCAGTAAGATCAATATTTGTCAAATAAGGAAGAAAGCTATTAATAGCACGTGCCATATTCTGGTGACTGTAAGGCATTTCTTTCTTATTGATGAATATTTGAATATTGTTATCTTCTTCTTTCATAATGACTGTATCCAAGCATAAATTAGAATAGTCGGGAGTCCATACGTCCAAATGAATAGAGCAATAAAATCTGGTCCCATTGTTTAGTACTCTCCTAGTCCACCTAATCTACGTTCTATATCTTCAAGAGTAAAGAATTTAGGTATACCATCACGTGCATCTTCTCTCATATACGAAGTGTAGTCTTTAAATAGTTCAAATTGGCCCGTTTCACCCTCTTCTATAGTGGTGTGTAATCCTGCATTATTCATATCAACAGAAAGACTTTCTGCTTGTGGTCTATAGTTTCAAGAACCGCAATATTTAATTGTCCACATATTTTCCCTTTTCTTCAGGAGGTTGTTGTCGATAGTAGGAGTGTCGTTTGCGACCTTTATTATTTCCGAGCCATCTATAAGTGGTACATAGGGTACATTTTGGTTGTCTTTTAGTTCGTTTACTCTTGCGTTTACCTACTTTATGTTTGCTCATATCACCTCCTCTCAGCGGTATTATTTTTCCATTTCTTGTAGTCTGTATTCTTCATAGTAGCTTTGATGTAGGGGTCATCCGTACTGCGCCGATTTCTATGATGAATTTCATCTATGTCTATTAAGGGATCATACCCTAATGGGTCTAACATCATCTTTTGGTTTTCTTTCTGGATGTGTAACCATACTAGTCTATTTCCAGCTATTTCGATTGTTCTAACTCCTTAATACTAATGAAAGGGGACCATGAGTTCATCCTTGGCCTTCGATACCTAGAATCTTAGGTCTGCGAACTTCTCACGAATCGTCATCACCATTCTAGAAAGTATGCAATTGATTATCATCTCTGAAATGACAGGGACTTAATTGCGACTTACTCACATAACATTCTTACCTCAGAGTCATTGAAGGGGACGTTACCCTAGAAGTCCACTCAACGAAGCTTCCTCCTACCTCTGACCATCCACCACCTACTCGGAATGCTTAGGTCCTTAATTTGTTTAATCTTTTTTGTATTCCTCTTTTAATATATATTTTCCTCCATAATCTAGTTTACAGTATCGTTGGATATCAATCGGAGCGGCTAATAGTCCGCCTTGTTCTTGTGTTACTCTATATTTTCTAGGACAAGGTTCTGGATTCATCCATAATGCACAGCCGACTACAACAATTTGAATTATAATCATTGTGGAGGCTATAATCATAACTATTCTTTCGGTAAATGATTTATAAATCGTTCTACTTCTGTATATCCACCAATAAATTGATTATCAATAACTACTTGAGGAACAGTATTCATCTTTGTTTTCCCTACATGAGCTTTCATCTGCTTAAGATTGTCTTTACTTTCTGAAATATCAATTTTATCTACTTCTATTTTGGCGTCTTTCAACATAACTGATACTCTATCACACCAAACACATTTTGTTGTGCCGAATACTATTGCTTTCATTAATCTCCTTTATTTGTTAACTGATATAAAATTATTATTTATCTTCAAATTAATACTTTCATTTAATCCCACAAGTCTTTATCCCAATCTTTGGCAAAATGTTCTCTCACCTTTAGTTTTCCTGACTTTTCACGTTTCTTTTTTCCAGCTTCATCTCGCGCTCTCATTCTACGAGCGGCATCTCCTCTTTCCAAGAAACTCGGTCCATTCCATATTTCACTAAATCCAATTCCCATATTATCCTTTTAATTTAACAATTTTGGTATTTCTTCTTCATTTTCTAAATGTTCTTCAACTAACTTCTTTACATGTCTCTCTGTTGCTTTTCGGGCATATTCTATTGCGACCCGTATTAATTTATCTTCATCATAAGGTTTATCTTTTTGAATCTGTATTGCTAACTTGATTGCATCTTCTGGTCGATCATACCATTTATGTTTCCAATCTCCAGCTAAGAAGTGTTTATCTTTAGTATGATAAGAAGGCTCACCAGATTCATTTGTATACCATAAATGTAACACTCCAACATATCCCATTTCCTCTTTTGCTTCAAATCCTTGTATGATGTGTTTTATTCCCATAGAATGAAGAAAAGGAAATGTCGGGTCGTTATAGAGTTTATATCGAAATTGAGTATTCATCGCATAGCGAAGTTCATCTCTCATTTCTGGGCTCATAGGTAGATATACTTTTTTAGGCATGTGATCACCTTTATTCTGGAAATTGTAATCCCTTTTCTTCCATCTGAAAGGTTAGTTCATTTCGAACAAGTTGTAATACACCGTCTTTGTCTTGTTCATATTTGATCTTGTTTCGAATAAACTGGTCTATATGCCAAACAAGTAATGCCCAGTCCATTGATTTTGATGCTACGTTAAATTGTTCTTGATCTTCAGGTAAATCAAATTCTAGTTTTGCTTTCATTATATTAAACTCTTTCTATTGTTATTTTTAAGGGATAATCATTTTCTTTCGCCTCATCTGCTGTATCTGATGCCTTTTGTTCTGCTATTTCAAAACGATATACACCCGCAATACCCATACCTTCGTTATGTACACTCAACATAATTCTTTCGGCCCGTTCATATGGATGATTAAAAACTTCTTGTAGAACATATACTACAAATTCCATTGGAGTAAAGTTATCATTGTGTAGAGCCACAGCAAAATTACCAGGCTTTTCTGGTTCTTTTTTTTTCTTAGGTGGTCTGTCTATGACATTAGAATCATTCGACTGGTCCTGTACTACTTTCACCATCTACACATCCTTGCGAATTATATCTACTTTGTCTCCATGTATGTTTGCTTTCATTATATCTCATCCATACTTGATTTCCTACTGGATCACAATATTGTACATATATTTTTTTGTTTATAGTAAATAATCCCGCTCTACTGAAGCCTTCTACTTGTGGTAATGTCTCTATCGCCTGCAACCATAATGGAGGACGAGTCTCAGGAGCACAAGAAGTAAGTAAGACAATGATAACAATTGTCAATATTATTTGGATTAAATTAAGGCTAATTAAATTTAAAATTATTTTTTCTTTTTTATTCTTACAAACCATGTAGTCCACCCACCTTTTCCTCTTCTCTTTTTATTAGGATCATGAAGTCCGATTTCTTGTCCGTGATTATCGTATTTTATTGTAAGAAAAGTTTCTGATTCAAAGTCATCTGGGTGGATATAATAATATTTTCCATTATCCGCCTTGACCACGATACTTTTTCCAATTTTTCTTCTTGTGTTTGTTTTTTGGTTTTGTGTTTTTAGATTTGCCTATACTTGTTCTTTTTTCGACTCTATCTTTTCTATATTGAAATATTCTTACCATCTACGTTACATCTCTTTCCCATCGGGGATTTTCATCCACACTATTTTTAACAATTCCTCTCTTCTCCCCACAATGAGGACAAGACATATTGTGACCTCGCCTGTAAACCATATCAGTTGCATGGCTCCACCAATTTTTACATTCTCCACAAACAAAATGATATATCTTTTCTGATGAAAATGAGTGAAATGTAGGTACATCAAGAGTTGTAATGTCTTGATCTGATTGTGTTTCCATTTATCCTCCTAGTGAGACTAATCCACATTGTACTATTTCACATTCTATCCATTGAAAACCAAAAAATACTAAGGCTAAAGGTAATGCTCCGGCCACGTATGCCGCGGCAAACATCCAAGGGTATGGTGATTCTTTTGCATCTGTTAAGAATCCAAAGGCGCCTTCACGAATAACATATAACCCGTCCATTGCTACATCAAAATTTCCTACTGCTTCAACTGCATTTTCTAACATAATTCTTCTCTCATTCTCTAGTTATATTATAACACAGGTAGCCAAGGAAGTCAAGTGTTTATTAATTTAAGATGTGTGGGATTTCTTCTGATATGGGGCCATAGAGGTCATTCCAAATTATTGAAAAAACAGTATCCACTTCATCTCTTTCTAATATTAAGAAATCACCATAGGTGTCAATGATCAAGTAGTTACCGCCTTCTGTAAATTTGCGGATGAGGTATTCTTCAGATACAGCAAGGTAATCTGTCAAATCAATAAGTTCTTGAAAATTATCTATATTCATACTATTTAGTGGGCTTAACTTCCCAAAAAGGCTTCAACTTACTCCTTTTTTCACGTTCCATAATTAGTTTTCTTGCTTCTTTGTTACGTTTATTCCACTCTTTTGCCCGATGTAGAATAGCGTCTTTATTCTCTTTGTAATATTCTTTTAAGTAATCTTTTCGGTCTTCATCATGTTTCCATTTCTCAGCAAGACGGTCTTTGTTCTTTTCATAGTATTTTCGATTAGCAATTTGTTTTCGTTCTTTATCAGTCACATAACACCTTCTACACCACATTTTGCGATGAAATAAGCATCTACTATATCACTAATTGGATTTTTTATTTTTGTTGCTGTGGGAGTTAATCGTTCTTTGAGGTCAGTAGGGGTAAGAAGTTCACCTACAAAAGCTTCATACATCACTTCTTTGTTTGCATTACCCTTGCCTGTTGCAAACTTCTTAATAACAGTAGGAGGAAAACTCTTAAATGGTACTTTATTTTTCCACATTTTGTGCTTTAATAGTCCTGTATTTTCTGCTATTGAACGAACACCAGCTTGTGCAGCAGTAGCAAAGGCATACCCCTCAAGATACACTTCATCGCAACCTTGAACAATACGATATGCCCAACTTGAGAGTTTGTCGTGTCTTTCTTCTTCGCAATGCCACTCAGGATATAGTTCAGCTTTTATATTATCTATCCCACACCTGGAGGCATTTTGTTGTTGTCTCTTATTATTAAATAGATAATGTAACACACACCTATCAAAATCAAAATATCCACCATTTTCTTCCTTATATACACATATTGCAGGTGAAGTTAATGAGTAATCAATCCCAGCTATCTTCTTCTGACTCATTAGTTTCTCCTGTTTCGCTTTCTACTTCAAGGTAATGTCCACAAAAAGAACACATTTCTAACCCTGCAGTATCTTTTGATATAATTTCATATTCTTTATCACATCCATCACATAATATAGATACCGTAGCATCTCCATCTTCCCAGACTATATTTACTGGCATATTTCCATCTCCTGCCTTTAGTTTTTCTTTTTGTTCGGTACTGTTAAAGATTTCTGTCCATACAGTACCTCGATTGGAACAGGAAATATTTTTAAAGTAATATTATCGACCTGTATAAATCGCTTATCTCTAAGAATATTGAGACTGACTGCATCACCGATTTTATATTTTCCCAACTCATCTGCAAATTCAACATCATTGTTGATTGCAATATTATTAATACCTATTATGGTATCCCATGCTCGTAATCCTTTAGGTAGTGGATTAGTTGGTTTATTTTTATCACTTATCATCAAGCCGTAAGTATTAGGGATTGATGTATTTATACTAGGATTATCCTTGATTATTTTTTCTCTTTGATTGGCTTTTCCATACAAAGGAATAATCATAACTCCTAATGCTGGGCGATCTACTTTCCCTGTTGCTAACATCTTAGCAAGTGAGCGTTTTGCAACATCAGCTCTAATCGCTATTCCAACTCCTGCATTTTGACTTGTTCTAGATACAAGTAATGAAGCAATTCCTACAACTTCACCCTTTTCATTAATTACGGGTCCACCGGAATTTCCTTTATTAATTGCAGCATCTATTTGAATCGACTTAACGTAAGGATGTCTTGCATATCGTTCAATACTAGATATGATACCCTTTGATAGACTCCACGCCATTCCCATTGGATGACCTAAGGCAAAGACTTCTGCCCCTGGATATATACCCTCGTTATCAGCAAACTTTAAGTATGGTACTTTTCTTTTTAGTCCAATAACTTTAAGTACGGCTAGGTCTGCTAATGGATCTATACCAATTACTTCTACTTTATATTCATGCCAGTCCTCTTCATCCCAGTAATACATAAGCAATGTTTTCTGTTCATACACACAATGAAAATTGGTCAATATATGACCTTGTTCATTGATGACTGCTCCAGAACACAATCCATTACGGGCGTCAACAGGTGGATTTTCTAATTTATTAATCGATAGCAATACTACCGATTTTCGTACTTCTTCGACAACTTCTTTAGTGATGGCTTGTACCGAAACACTAAAGAAAAATAATATAGAAAAGCATAACAAAAATACTCGCTTTAACTTTTCCATTTTTTCCTTAACTTAAAAATTTATTTGTGGAGCCTCTTCTAGTGGTTCATTTGGTTGCTCTGGTATTGAGTCTGATGTCCCAGAACCATTGTCTGACTCCTCTTGTTGTTTTCGCGTGATTGTTTCATTATCACTTGGACTTTCTAAAAACTTTTTTAAACTTTCTTCCATACCTTGTACGATGACTAATCCTTGTAAGGTATTATGTTCTTTAATACACATTATTGCTTTTTCCATAAACTCTCTAGGCGCGACTGAGGGAGCTAGAGGATCATCTTTAAAAAGCATTTCCTTCCATTGCGAGAACTTATATTCTGTCCTGAGTTTGTCTAATACACAAAAACAATGAATAGTCATTCTTCTTGCAATATGATAAGGTGGTGCCGTATTCATAAGATTGGGATTGCCCATTACCACCCACCTTAAAGTTCCTTGATAACATACACTTACAGTATCAAAAATAACTTGACTTGACCACTCATCATTAGGAACTTTAATAAATGTTTTATCATTTTCAGCTCTTACTTGATTCAACATCACCACTCCACCCACTAAAAATATTACCATGAACAGTATTGAAGCAAAAATTGCAATACGGTAAAACGTTTCACCTTCATTAACCTTCATATGCGATATACCATAATAAAATGATTATTATAAACAGTTCTAAGACAAGAGCAGAATGATACCACACCCATCTAGTTTCATAAAGATTTTCATCTTCTTCTTTTTTTACTTTGCGTTTAAAGAACTTCTTTGTTTCATATCGTACATCATCTATCCATCCTCTTACTTTATCTCTAAAACTTAACACAGTATTTCTCCGCTAGAATATTTGATTATTGATATATTTATTCTTAAGGTGTAACTTGCGGAGAAATATCAACAATTTCACACCCTTTCTCTGAAGTACACGCAAATTCTTGACTGGCACTAGTATAATCTTGTTGTTCATAATTTGACAAAGATGACCAATCAACATTTTTTGGCATTTTACTTAATAGTTCATTGTACTCTTCTTTTGTACAATCTTGATATGGTGCTTGTTTATACGTGTGATCACTAAATGGTAAAAAACTAATACCACTAATGTCATTAAAATTTTCATATACCCAAGCGGAAGTGTTTACCCATTCATCTTCCTTGACAGATACAGTTACACTCGGCTTATGTTCACACCATTCTTTTGCGTAAGTGTGCCATAGAGACAACTGTTTCCATGCGGTCATATCACTTCTACAAATTGCATTTTTAGGGCTCTTTGCTGGAAAGGAAAAAACTGATGTATGTTCAGGCTTTGTAACATCAGGTTCATTTGGGAACCCTTTAGCCTTCATCATTTTACAAAGAGGATCTTTATTATCGGCTCGTACAGTTCGTATATAATAGGGATTATGACGAGCATGAATACCACTAGCACTGTCAACGAGCTGAGAAACAGTTCCACTCGGTTTGACACAAGTAATC